TGTAGCGACACTTGGATTTCTACCGAACTTTTCAATAGAGGAATAACCGTCTAACAGTCCAGCAGCAATGGGGATGTTAGCAGCGGATCCATAACTATTCAGTGGGTTGCCGTCTTGGTCGGCAAGCATCACTACCTCAAAATTTGTTGTGTCCTGTGCTCTATATGCCTGAGCGTCTTTATTCCACTGTGCCATTAGTTTGCAAAAGCGATTTTAGTAGCAAAAACATCTGACACCGAAGTGCCAGTTAAATCTTCAGCAAAGATTTCATCTGAAGAATTCTTAGCAATTGTTGCTCTCTCGCCAGTTGCTAAAGCGATCGATGGTTGATTGATAGCAGCTTCTCCATTGTCAATTCTGATCTGGCATGGAGCTCCAGAGTTATTCAACACTGACACTAGAGTAGCCAGAGAAATATCAGATCCGATTACAGGAATTTCTACTAATGGAGTAATTGGTTTTAAGATCATGATTCTCCAGTTTCTTCTTTCTTATTTATTTGTTTAAGCATTTTCTGTAGGTCTGCTGTGCTACCTACAAACAAATTATTTGTGGTGTTGTTGGTCTCTCGCTTGGTAGGTGCCTCAAGGTTCTTCATCTTCTGCTGTAGATCCATGAGTTTATCAGTAGCGTCTGCTACCTGCTTCATGGCGTTCACAGCGACTTCGTATGCTCTGGGGTGCCCTGACTCCTGAGCGACCTCTAAGGCACCGTTAAGCGCCTCTGTGCCCTTGTCAATGAGTGAGTAGAGTTGACCACGAGTATATTCGTAATCCTTCGTCTGGTCGTCTTTGTCTGCCTCTCTGGGAGGTCTTGGTTTTGCTGGTTCAATATCTGTTGATTCAACTTCGATATCAAAGATATCTTCCATATTATTTTCAAAGGTGCTCATAGTAGTTCAATCCCCTCATTAAATCCAAAGTCATCAGTAGAAATAATCAGTTCATCATCGGCAGCATTAATGACACCATCACTATTCTTATCTTCTAATGCTTTTGGACTGTAAGAATAAGCAGCAGTTCTTCTGCTAGCAGCAAGATCTCCAAGTGATTCGTAAATAGTTGCCTTACGAATGATACCTGTGTTAGTGTAAGGACCGTAAATGTAAGACTTAGCAGTGAAGTTCAGTGACCACACAATGCTTCTACGATCTAAGAAACTATCATCCCAATCATCTTCATAGTTAATATTATTGAGAACAATAGCAATATCTTTTTTCTCATCCATGTCAGTGATCATGTTGAGAGTAATATTGAAATTGGGTTGAAAGAATGGTAGAATTTGTTCAAGAATCTGTAGACCATCATCTTGTGACTTACCAATAATACCAAGTTCAAATGACATATCATAAGGAACTGGTACGTATTGAGTTCTTACTTCAGTGCCATCTTCAGTAATAGTTGTTCTGTATTTTTGTACAGGACTAGTCTTACGAGCAGCATCGTATGTAATACCAGTCATCTCGAAGTAAAGACGTGGTAATGTAATAGCAACCTTTCTATCTACATCTGGATTCTGTTCCAGACGAGTCAAGAACTTCTGCTTAGGTCCATAAGCAAGAGGAACTTTTTCAACCTCCAACACATCACCTGTGTTGGGATCTACTTTTTTAAGTTCGATATTGTTGAATAGTGTACCGAAACCAATTACCGTTTTACGGATAGCTTCGTTATAGAAGTGTGCCCCAAGCATTAGAATGAATCCATAAAGTTACCATACTCACCGAAGGGGTTAACTTCTCCCCAATCGACAATTTCGTCAGCCTCTTGTTCGATCTCGTAATTTTGATCGTAGGTGCTGTTGGTATTATTTAGAGTGTTATAAGACTCGGGACTCCATCTAGCACCCGAAGTGAGACCAGTAACAACTTCAGCAGTTGTGAAGGTTCCTGTTCTATTGATAACTTCTAGGGCACGGGTAGCAGCATCCCAGGACTTGACTTCTGCTCTGTTGTCTTTTGGTGAGTAGTCGATTGTAACGGTAGGTGCTGAAGTATACCCAGTACCGCCGTTAGTAATAACAACACCAGTAATAAGACCCGTTGCGCTAACGGTTGCTGTTCCTGTGGCACCAATACCACCACCTCCTGTGAATGTAACTGTTGGGGGTAATGCCTGGTTGTAATACAAACCAGTATCAGTCATGATCACACCATCAACAGCATCGCCATCTGTTGTTGCTGTTGCCTTAGCAAGGAACTCATCTCCAACGATTTCTTCACCGACTTGGAAGTTGCCTGTACCACCAGGGTCCATAAAGAGTCTGATAGAACTGGAGAACTTGGTTTCAATCTCATCAATCTCTTCTACACCAACATCAATATTGTCACTACCAACCTCGTAGATCTCGGCGGTCATTGTGTAGAATTGGAGCTTACCAAACTGATAGAAAGGATTTTCTCTTTCTACAAATTTAATTTCATATAGATCTTGTGTAAGAGGGAAGTATAGAAGATCTCCCTCATTAGGTCTACCATCTACAGTTAGATCATATGATGATGCTTCTTCATCCCAGCGTCTTGTAGATACTCGAAACTTTACTTCATCAGTAATACGTAGACCAAACTTACTGATAAATTCTGAAGTATCTCCAAATCCAGTTACATTCTCTAGAAGCATTTCAATCTGAAATTGAGTCTGATACTTCGAATAGATAATATCATCTAAGGTATTATCTTTCAGAATAGTTCTGGGTAGATAATAGATATCTGATCCGAACAGTTTGATCTGCTCGTCAACAAGATCCTGTACGAGATTTTGCTCGCCAGAATATCCTCCATAGTAAGTGGGAAAGTAAGGACTAGTAGGCATCTTATCCGATCATATCCATTGGTGGGAGGGAATACTTGGTCAGCATTTCTGACTCAAGCTGCTGAACTTCGGCATTACCATCCTCATAGATCTGACGACCATTAAGGGTGATACCACCAGGAAGTTGAACATTATTAAACTTGGTGAGATTAACACCCCACTGTCTCTTCATGAGAGCAGTGGCATATCTCTTCAAGAAACTATCATTGTATACTTGAGAGAATGATGCTGGATCAACTGCTCTCCAGCATTCAATTACAAGATAATGATCTTCATGTAAACGATTGACATCGATGTCAATATAAAGTCTATCTTGTCTCTTCGTAAATCTATATTGTACTAGGTTGCCTGTGTTGACAACCATATCAAGAGTTTCAAAATATTGCTTAATCATATAATAGTTGGTCATGTCAAAGTTTCCAAAAGCAAAACCATTGGAGAAAGAAAACATATCCATCAAGAAATATTGGTTACTCAAACCAAATAAATCATTTCTTAGGAAGTTTGATGATACGCCAAATACTTTTTCGATACCAACTACATGATCTGGAACTTCTAGAAAGTTATTTCTTGCTTCCCACGTGGCAGCATCGGGAGCTGGGGTTGTTGAAGTTTCATCAGATGATTGGAAACGGGTAACATCATCTGCCGTAACTTGATGCTTTAGATACATCTTTTCCAAACCATCAAAGTGATGCTCATTAAAATACTGAATAGCAGTATCGATAATGTCATCTACTTGCTCATCGGCAATATTGATTTGTAGAACAGGAGCGCCCAATTGACGTTTACAGTAATCAATTAGTTCCTGCCTAGTGCTTGGCGCTGCCATCTATCTTACACAAAGTCCCTAATACTATTTAGGTCGTGGCACTTTATGAGTATACGTATCTAGTTTTGTTCCTTTATCAAAGGCATATTCTAAAAAATACCCATCAGCTCTTACATAATGTAAAAATATTTGATGGCAATAAGAATTTTTATTTCCTTCCATTCTGTCTCTCCAATGAGGAACTTCCATTCCTCTGTAAAGAACTCCGTCTCCAGGTTTTGTGTAACAATCTAAAACTTCATTTCCCATATCAAACCATAACGCCCATGGGTTTGGCAAGTTTTGACTGATATTTAAGGAAACACTAATTTCACATGCTTCTCTGTCAACATGTTTAGTCATTTTTGTGTGTGGAAAATAAAAACGATCAAAGTAATATGTGGGATATAATTTTTCCCCCATTATAATCTCTAATTTATTTTTTACTTCGTAGTGAATATTTTTAAATTTTGGTTCTCCATATCTAGAAAAACTTTTTCCATGAATAATATTACAATCTTCTTTTTCAAAGT